CGGGTGGTTGAAGTTGAGGAAAAGACGGTTCTTCTAGGCGGCGATGGCAAGACCATTATTATTGTTTGTGACGGCGTTCAGTAAAGAAAGACCAACGCGGCCAGCGCGCACCACAGTGGGGAGGTTTTCAGATACGGATGAAATGAAGTCATCCCAAGTCCCAAGGCCAGATTCACGTCGTTGAGACGCGATCTTAGTGTACGCGGTGTTGAGTCTGCCACGCAGCTTTGGGCTGTCGGGTGCGGCCTGGGTGGCCATTCGCGCGATGAAGTTCTTAGAGTCAGGCTTCATCTCTACAAATTGAGTTACCTCAACTTGCATGACGGTCGTAGACGGTTTTGCACCTTCAATGAAGATATAGTGGCACCCCCATGAGCGGGTGTTGGAGTCAACATTGTGTGGAGGCCTAAAGAAATCGTAAGCAGAGCTGTCAGCAGGCGTTGCCATGACATAACAACCCTCTGTGATCGGCCCATGCTTATCAACAGGGGCGACGCTTGCGAAAGAGTTAGGGTTATCGGTACTAGGCCAGGTTGCTGTACTAGCAGAGTCTGACTTAATAGAAATTCTCCCTTGATTCTCAAGGCTCGAGTGTATGTAGTAAGCTCTGATGTATGCTCCAACGACACGAACACCTTGCATAGCAAAGTTCATTGAGTCGTAGGTGGCAGCATCAAACTTAGACCAACTAGACACGGTATCCGAGGTATAAGTACCCTCACAAAACATGTCAACAAACTTTCCAGGTGCGCAAGCAAAAGCAGCGCGTCCGGCTGAGTTTGTAGTCAAGGTACCAGTTGTCTTGATGACGGCGCAGATCGTTTTCTCTGAACACGCGTCCGGATACTTGAATCCGGTCGAGCAGAGTGCACGGCACAGTATCGCACAGTCAGGATCGCGTCCTGAACGTGGTCGTCTAGGTTTACCATCTCTCTTCTTCTTCTTATTCTTTTCGTTCTTTTGTTTTGGTTTTGTCATTGTATAACTGTTTAAATAGTGATTTAAAATAGTGAACGGGGGCCACCCACAGACCCCATACAACAACAATAGTGCAGGGCTTACCCGCGCGCGGCCTTTCGGTCGCGCGCAGGTTTGCCCTGCACCGGAGATGGCTTGCGCTTATCGCCACCTCCACCACCGCGCCCATCATTCGCGGTATTGGCCTTCTTGGCCTTCTTGCTCCACTTCTGTATATATTCCTCACGCACTTGACGGAAATCTTTGTTTCTATAAGGCGTGAGGAGACTGAGAGTTACAAGCTCTTCAGCTGTAAAGCGCGGTCCTTCGTCCCATAGCGGTTTACACTGGTGTCTAGTTAAACAAGACCCCAATTCCACCGGTTCTGGTCCGCTGCCTATCTCTCCACTCACTACGACTCCAGCATGTGTCCCCTTTATTGGTGTGGGTTCTAACTGAAATATTGGTACTTTCAGAAAATCTGCAGGGTAAATTAGCTGTTTCATATAAGCTCTAAATCCCTCGAGATCAAACTCAGGGAGAGCTAAACGCACTTCCTCATCCATCCAACCACCTGTGTTTGTGTTGATGAATTGAACATCACTGTCATACTGTTGCCACCATCCACGTTCATCTTCAGTGGCTCTACCACTGCAAAGGCGCGTGTAAAGCGCCATAAATGCAGTAGCAAAATCACCAAGGATAGGTGTGTTTGGGTCAGTAGATAGGATGGCTAGACACTTTTCAGCAAGTTTGTCCAGCGGGGAAGTAGTTTCGGGCAGGCGTGAAGTAGTATGAAACTTCAAAGCGGCCCGCTTTATGTCGCAACAAGAAGCGGGGTCGCCTGTCCAGACGTCGGGTGAGTAGTAACGGGAGAGAAAAGTGACTCCGCGTTCACCTCTCTTAACAATGTCGCCTGTGGCGACATGACCCATGAGCTTAGCGGCTTTCACATATGAAGCCGCCTCAAGATCCCCAGCAATACCATCATCCCCACCTGCCATAGCTTTGGTTGTTAAGCAGTCCCACGCCTCTGGAAGGGTGTAGAACTCGCAGGTGTTGGGGTTGGTGGTGCATGTGTATGCAAGGAAGATTATGAAGCCACTCTCAAGGGTGTTAAAGATTGAGGTGTCGGGAGAGCCGGATAGCTGGGACAACCACGTCTCGAACCATATGCCAAACTGTGTAATGCCTCGTTTCCTGTACTGTGTCTCCATCAATTTAACTAACTCTTGCGAATGTGAAGGATGAAAGAACAAAAGGACGGCTGCTTTGTTTAGCAACCGACCCACATTACTCTTGTGTCCATCCATGCGACTAAGGTCAGATATAAGGAAGGTCTGTGCGATAGAAGCCATTGCAGCTACGCTGAGGGATATCTCACGAGGTGTTTTCCCGAACGCATACCATGGTTGGACTTTCAAGACTTCTGCAAATGCATACATGTATCTGCTGTATGAAGATTTCTCGGGTCCAGGAACCTGGGTAATGTT